GTGGAGCCTCGGACAGTGATTACATCCGATGCGTTCATCGTCGCGCCAATAGTAATGATAGTAGAATCGCTACCACCCACGGTGACATCGAAGGCAAGGTAGTGTTGGTTAGCGATAGTAGCGCCGTCGGGTCGTACTGCGATACGAAAGGTAGCAGCAGCACTGTCGCGGTTAGCGACAACGATGCTTGATACCACCGTCTCGGTTGCCGATGGCACGGTGTAGAGGGTTGTGTCAGTGGTAGCAGACGGTGCTGACTGACCAAGGACTTTATAGTTTGTTGGCATTGCTTATGCTCCCATCAAGAGGAATACGGTTGCTGTTGGGTCGGTGGTGATTGCTGCCCACGAAGCGCTGGAGCCGTTCGTGGTTAGGTACTTGCCGTTATTTCCAGTCTGACTTGGCAGGGCATCAACTGCAGCCCACTGAGTTGTTGTCCCCGTGGTCTGTAAGTATTTACCATCATTGCCAGTTTGACTTGGAACAACATAAGCAGCAGCAGATGCAGCACTGGTAGCAGCACTTGATGCAGAGGTTGCTGCACTATTGGCTGATGTCAGGGCAGAGGATGCCGATGTCGCTGCTGATGTAGCGCTAGTGGCAGCCGATGTAGCGCTAGTTGCTGCAGAGGTAGCCGATGTCAAAGCAGACGAGGCTGAGGTGGCAGCACTTGTAGCACTGGTAGCAGCCGAAGTTGCCGAGGCGCTTGCAGCGGATGCTTGAGCGATAGCGATAGAGGCAGCGCTGTCTGCAGCAACGGCACTGCTATTAGCAGCAGTTGCGCTGGATGCAGCGGAGGTGGCACTGGTTGCTGCGCTGGTGGCGCTGGTAGCAGCAGAGGTAGCGCTAACTGCAGCAGAGGCAGCAGAGATTGCAGCAGAGGTAGCAGAACCTAAGATGCTATCAACATAGTTCTTTGGCGTAGCCGATGAATCAACCATGCCTGCGCTAGACAAGCCGGTGATAACTGGCGAGCCTGATATGGTCGGGCTAACGAAGGTAGCGCTAGATGCTGTGAAGGAACCTGTAAAGGTACCTGCAGAGTATGTCTTGTTGGTAAGGGTCTGAGTCTTAGAGGTACCGACAACAACGCCTTCACCCGTTGCAATACCATGCACATGGGTCTGGTTGGCAGCAACAAGGATGGTTTCGTCAATGTCATAGCCACGGGCTGCGATGTGGTTCTCTGCCTCGCGGAAGTCACGACCAGAGACACCGTGACGAACAACAGCACCTGCAGAGTGAGCAACGGCAGCCGTACCATCGCCACCACGAGTAACCGTGAGCGTGGTGCTAGAGCCTGATGTGACCGTAAGGACTTCTTCCTTGGAAGTGTCTGGGTCAACAATGAGCGTGTATGGGAAGTTTGTCGGGAAACCGCTGATGGACACAACGATGAACGAGGTGTTGGACTGTCCTGATGATTGTGCGGGGATAGCCGACTGGAGCGATGTCTCTACTGCGGTTGAGGAGTAGTACCGCGCTGGTGAGCCTGGGTCGCCTGCTGCCATGTTTTACCTATCTCTGGTAGTGGGAACGGATGGGGTACTGACGGCGCTGATTGCCCGCCACTTCGTTTAGACGCTGTTGGTAAATGTTGTACAAGAATCTGGAAGCGTTCTGTCCAGAGCCTGCTGGTCGCACGCCATCAAGCGCATCTGCCATAGCAGACTGCGGACCAAGGCGTGATGGGTCTAGGAATGAAATCATGCGGAAGGCTGCGCCATAGATGACAACATCCTCCGAGTAGGAAGGCATGCCCGTTACCGTCTCAAAGTCATCGCTGTCGTTGACCATAAGTGTTGGGCGCTTGGAGTAGGTGACATGCACCGTCTGCCCAGGCACGATGTTGGAGTACACGCTGATGGACTTACCCGATGTGTAAACGGATGTATCCGCATTGCGGTCCACCGTGTAACTGCGAGCAGGGAACCATTCCTTAGATGGACCTACCAACGAGTAGGTCATGCTAAGTACATCCTGAAAATCTGATGGCAACTCATAGGTAGTACGGGCTGCGATATAGGCAAAGTCGTGGGTGTCCACTGCGAAGACTGACGGAAACATTGCATCAAGCGTGTTGTTGATGGCGTTCTTGATTTCCTTGCGAGGGAAGATAGGACTACCTATAACCTTGGCATTGGTTGCATGAGTACTGGCTGTAGTACCACGCTGTCCTCTTCCCCATGGGGGAAGGTTCAAGATATTGTTTACATTGTCGGTGCTGTTGATAAAGAAGATTTCATCATCTACTTGAGCAAAGCCACGCCCAAGAACCGTAGCATCATAAACAGTGAACGATGTGCCGGTGGTTGTCGTAACGGCAGCAGTAAGCCAGGTGGTCGGCTCTGAGTTCTCCGTATAGCCATGGAGGACCGACTCAACGCGGTCAGCCAGTTGTCCAAAAGTACTCATAGATTTATGCTCCTTAGGGCATCCACGGCAGATAGTCCGCTGGTTCCAGCAATCTCGTTGCAGACGGCGTTTAGACCAAGGTAGTCATCTGGCTGCCTGGTGGAACTTGCCTTGATGTTGAGGGCACCCAACAGACCTAGCCCGCTGGTGCCAGCCCAGGCGTTGGCTGCCCCTACAAGGGCTTTATAGGCTGTTAGCGCGGGGTATGTGCCTCCGTTGGCAAGACGGTTCATCTCGCTCGTAAGCGTGCTTCCTGCGACTCCTGTAGCCATTTACTTAGCCTTTCTCCTGACTGCTGCGTTATCCACAAGGTTGGGATAGGGACGACCAGCCTTCTTAGCCCGTGCCTTAGCCTGAGCCTTCTGTGCTGGAGTTAGAGGGGTTGACTTCTTCTTTGGGTTCTTCTTGTCCCAAAATGCTTTCTTCTTCACCACTTCACCTTGTCTGCCCAATATGCTGCCGACATCTTGCCTTTGGCGATGTTCTTAGCATGGCGAGCCTTGAAGGACTTTTGACGGGCGGTGGGCTTGCGGTCCCCCGTCACGCCTTGCTGTCCGAAACGGATTGTCTTGACTTGACTGCCTGACTTGGCTACCACCACATGTGACTTCGTGGGGTGACTTGGTGTGCGCTTAGGCTTGTTGAAGCCCGATACGCCTGCCCTCGCTAGGCGAGGGTCTTTCTTACTTGCCACGCTTCTTAGCCTTCTTCTTAGCCATACCAGCCTCGCTCATGGCAATAGCCACGGCTTGCTTACGGCTCTTGACGACTGGACCTTTCTTGCCGGAGTGCAGAGTTCCTGACTTGAACTCTCGCATCACCTTGGCTACCTTCTTGGCACCCTTTGCTTTCTTCATTAGTCCATGTCCTCTTCGTCGTCCATCTCAGCCTTCTCGCCGTATGGAGTCTCGCCAATGCGAACGATTGGCTTGTTGTATAACTCTGGGTTAGCAGGGGCTGGAGCAGAGCCAACTTCCCGTCCGGCTACGCCGTAGGGAGTCACTGTTCCGAAGCAGTTGCACTCAATGCACATTATTCATCCTCGTCTTCGTAGAGGTCTTCATCCTCTAGGTGTGGTGTGGGAAGCCCCCACAGTGGCTCAGGAACTATGAATCCCATAGGTCATCATCGTCCTCGTCTAGGTACTTACCTAACTCTTCTTGGGTAGGAGCCTTGTACTTGACCCAACTTGGGTAAGACTCCTTATCCATAACAAGCGATAAGGCTATGTCGTACTTGAAGCCAGCCTTGAGTAAGGAGTTGTAATACTCATTGAGCCAGATGCAGTACATCTCAAGTTCTGAGTATGACTCATCCTTGACTGTTTCCACCTGCTTACTTTTGGCAACTGCCTTCTTACGAACAGGTTTCTTTTTAGCAGCCATATTCCTCTCCTTACCCCGCTTGATATGCCTTTCCTGTTTTGTTAGAAATCTCTACTGCCTCGCGGACTTGCTTGATGCTTGTCCCTGCTGGCTGGATGCCTTGTGCCCTGGCATCTCTATAGGCTTGTAATTCCTTGTCCCATTTCTTTGATGACACGGACAAGTTGGAGTTAGCCTCTCCTGGATTCATAACGAGTGTGCCAACCTTGCAGCCAAAGCAACCCTCTACATACTCTGGGTGTTTCTGAATCTGATGTAGGTTCATGCTGGTGTTATGTACGCTCCGTATCCTTGTGCGGTCAGCGCATCGGCTGTGGCTTGGTTGATGAGGGTGGTTGTTCCACCCAGATAAAACTCTGTGGCACTAGCAATCTCGGTCTGCGCTGGATAACGATATGAGGAATAGATACCGTTTATACGCAATACCGAAACCCCGCGGTTCAATGAATATCTATCAAATAAGGGACCTGGACCTGCAGGGGTTTCTTCTACCGTTGGGGTAGTAAAGTAAAAATTTGACATGTCATCCTTATTCTGGGTTATGGGGGCTACCCGCTATATGGCAACCCCCACAACACCTAACTGCTAGAGAGCAGCGATTGAGGAACCTGACTCAATACGATAGAGAGCAGCCTCACGGTAACGGCTCCAACCGAGAACGCCGTACCACCCGATTGGGCGGAAGCGCATCAAGCGGTCAGTAACTGGTCCGATGACCACACCTGGCTCTTGTGCAACAGCCTCAGCCAACGCTTGCTTTCCAGCAACGATGGTGCGGAAGACACGAGTAACCGGAGTGACGGTGACAACGGTTGTTGCGCTGACTGCGCCAGTGTTGGCAGCAGAGAGCGTAAGCGTGGTGGTCGTTGCGCCAACTTCGATAGCAGCAATCTTTGCGCCAGAGGCGAGATTGGTGCCCGAAATCTTGTCGCCAACCTCTGCTCGCTGAGCGATAACAGAAGTGGAAGCAACGCCGATGGTGAAGCCAGCCGAAGTACCAGCAACTGTTACCTGAGTGGTAGCAAGTGTGGACTGGTCAGCGCCATCCTTAGCCGAGTACATGCGTGGGTTCTCTACGAAGAAAGCACCCTCGTATGTTCCGATGGTACCTGCGAAGAGGTTGCCAAGGGAGGCATCGGTGTGTGAGTGAGTATCGCGCCAGCCGACAGAGCCAGACTCTGCACGGAGGTCATGCGATACCTCTGGGTGGATACCAACCCAGTAGAGGCTACCCATGCGTGGGACAGCCTTGTTGGAGCGCAACTTAGCAACAACCTTGCGGATGTCTGCAGAGTCGATAGTCGCTGCTGCGGTGACAGTCACGGTGCTGGTTGCGGTAGCGCCTGAGTACTGAACATTGGTTCCGCCAACGAGAGTTGTCTGAGCGACAGTATCGAGGGAGTCAGCCATGTTGAAGGCGATGATGTCTGCGATTGCAGGGTCAACATCGGAGAGCGAGAACAACTCAAGTTTACGAGTTGCGAGCGCTGCGTTGCCGTACTCATTGAGAGTAACGGAAACGGTGGAGACATCTGGCAGTGCTACTGCATCTGGGTCAGTTGTCTCAGCGAGGGTAGAAGTAGCCGCGGTCAAATCGTTGTAGAGTGAGAATACAACGCTTGAACCAGGCATAGCCTGCTGTGCAGGCTTCTTGTCCGCGACTGCACGAATCATCGGCTGAGCGCGGAGGGCAAACTCAACATAGCGGTCATACGCTGTCTTGACTAGACCAGCGAGAGCCGTTGTGTCGGTAAATGCCATGTGTTCACCTCCTGGTGATTGGTTGATGTGGGTTTGGTTTATAGACCAAGGAGTGCATCAAGGTCCTCGCGGGTCTTTGCCCCAAGAACCTTTGCCATAGCATCTTCATCCACCGTTGGTGGTTGACCTGATGCCACAACATTATTGATTCTTGCGTGGGCGCTGACATCCGCAGCGGGTCTTGCTTCTTCTTGGGCTGGAACTGGTGCACCAAATACATCGCCATATTCGCTAACCCACTGGTTGATTGCTTCCTCAGAAGCATCAATATCCTGTGGGATAAACGCTGCAATCTTTGGGTTGAGTCCTTTAGCCTGTAGCACTTCCTTGACAGTACGCTGACGGGTCTGTGTTTTCAGACCTGACAACTCCTGCTCTAGTTCTTTTGCACGCTTTTCGAGCGCACGATTTACTTTGCGGAGTTGAGCGACAACATCTGTTGAGGTGTCGTCATCTTCGTCATCGTATGTATAGTTGGTAGCCATCTACCTATCTCCCTTTTGTTGGTTGTATTCGCAATCCACGCATAGGTTCGGGGAAACCCATACGGCTATCGCTACCAGACTTCTACGCCCCCCTGGGCTGGTCGGTCAGGGTGGGGATTCTGTTTAGATGAGGTCTGCGGACCTAAGGGAAGTTCCTGTCAAACCTGAGGTACCGCCGAAGCGAGCAACCTCACGCTGTGCCCTACGCTGTGATGCGAGGAGGGCTTCTGAACTTCCACTGATAACTGCATCAAGCGCTTCTTGCTCGCGGTAAGGCTCGCCTTCGATGCCAGCCAAGCGTGACTGCTCCCTGCGGAGTTGACCTGCTTGCTGCAAAGACTTCTGCAGTTGTTGCTCTGAAAGACTTGCATAAGGCGCAGTGCCTGCAATATCCGTGGCAACTTCTGGCGTAATGCTGGAGAGTCCAAAGCCTGCTTCACGAGCATAGCCAACGAACTGTGCAGCCTTAGCCTGCCTCTGAATAAGGCTAAGCGCCTTATCTGGGTCAAGAACATAGGCGGTAAGCGCACCTTCTCCAACACCGTAGAGGCTGCTGAGGGATTCCTTGATATAAGGGTTGAGGCTACGGGACAAGTCTTGACCTACCTGGAGGCGGTCCTGGAACTCTTTGGCAGATACTTGCTTGCCAATCAAATTACCGAAATCTTCTGGTCCATCGTAGAAACCCTTAGGCAAGTCAAAGAAACGGGCAGTCTGCTCCATCTGCTTCTCAATGCCCATGTACTCTTTTTCGCTGATTACCTTACCCTGCTTACGCAGTTCAGCCATACCAGGAAAGCGAGTCTTATACTCAGGGCGCTCATAAATCTCAAGCATGAGCATGTCTTCTGAGACATCGTTCATGATTTGCTTGTCGATGAACTGGGCAAGGTTACCTAAATCATAGGTTGTAAAGAGAGCAACAAGCCGGTCAGAAGCCTTCTGCTTTCCAGCACGCCTCTCAGCCTCGCGTTGTGCCGAAGCCTGGGCTGCCGCTTCTCTCTGTTGATTGGCAAATGCGGTTGCTTGGGTAGCCAATGCTGACTTGATTGCAGCATCTAGTTGCTCTTTTGTGACGGTACCGGCTGGAGCGCCAGTTGTCGCAGAGGTAGCAGGTCCGGTTGTTACGGCAGAAGTTGCTGGTGTAGTTGTAACAGCAGATGTTGCTGGTGTAGTTGTAGTAGGAGCGGTAACTGCTGGCGTTTGCAATGCGTTGAGTTGAGCGTTTGTAATACCAAATGTGCGCTCTTCTGTTGCAGTCAAATCTGGAGTCTGAGGGGTAACCTGTGGAGTCGGGGCAGTTCCAACGGATGCCAAATACTCTTGGTAAGACATTCTATCTTCCTCAGGCAACCTAGCCTGAAAGCGTGCCCACTGCGCTGCAGTCATAGCCATTTAGCGTGCCACCAATCCAAAGCGACCAAGGATGTTTAGACCGTACTGCTCATAGGTTCGTGCAGCATTTTCCGTATATTGCCAACGCTCATCGTTCTTGACGAGTTTCTCGGCATCCCATACCGGACGGGCTACGACCTTGCCGCTCTTCTCATCCATCATTGTGAATATCTTGCCGTCTTTCCAGAGCGGGTCATCCCAGTCAAGGGTGTCCTCATCTACCTCAAGCAGGTCTGCCCACTTCTTGCGCTGTAGGGAAGTAACATCCCAGAGGGTTCGACCTACGGCAAAGTCATCTGAAAACATTGGGTAGAGAAGTGACTGCTGGTTGACGATTTCCTTCTTGAGTTCATCGACAGATGCAGCCTTGCGAAGCCCATCAATACCTACCTCGCCGATAAGTCGGCGCTGATAGTTGCTCTTGGTCTGGTCGCTCAACTTCACGCCCATCAAGTTTGCATACTCGTTGAGGTCAAGAATCTGATTAGCGTATGCTCCACCGGAGATTTTACCGACAATATCTGCATTAGATACGATGGTGTTCTCAATGTAGTTTTCATCCCATCCATTGAGGAATGAGGTTTCAGCAAGCCCGCTGAGGTACTCAGATATACTTGGGTCAGCAACATCAAGACCCATGGCACGAGCAAGAGCCGATACGGTTATCTTGTACTCGTTTACCTTTTGCTGGTAGAACTTCTCGCCAAACTTGAACCGTGCTGCGATATTTCCTGCAACGGTTGGTCCATTGGATAGATACCAACTGCTACTGGTAATCATATCCGTAATGGCATCTGCGTTATACAAGAACTTGCCGGTGCTTGGGTCCCTTACGGTGTCATAAATGTTTTTGAGTTCTGGGACATTCTTGAGCAAGTTGACAATCCATGTAGTCATGGATGGCTTACCTGTGCCTAGCGGGTCCTTATCAAATGGGTCTGCCATTAGCCTCTAACCCCCAAAGCCTTCTCAAGTGCGCTGCCAAATACATTGGATGTCTGGAACTCTGCGAACATTGGGTCCTTCTGAGCACGCCTCTCAACAAGAGCAGCAGCCTCTGCCTCGCCAAATCCTGGGTCCGTAACAGTAACTCTCTTACCATCGACAACCTGTACGGATGTCTTGGTTGGCTTCTTGAGTTGGCGCTTGCGGACTAACTTGGCAAACTCCTCAGCCTCGGTGTCATCAATAACTCGACCCGTAAGGTTCTCAACACCCTGCTTGAACATCGCCATAGCGTTTTCGGTCTTTATCAAGGATGTGCTGTAGGACGGTCCCCTATCGGCTCCGCCTCCACCCCATAGACCACGCTGGATTTCTAGGAGTTGGTTAGGTGTCAACTTGTTGCCCATGCGGTTCATCTGCTGAGACAACTCGCCCCAGGCATCCCACTGCTGGCGTAATTCCGTAAGACCGGCGCTTGCAGAGACAACCCCAGACTTGACGAGCGTGTTCTTCCACTCAGACAGTTTCTTTGGGTCGCCAATGGGAAACATATTTGACCACTCTTTGGTGGATACGGTGTCGGTGGTAGTAAACGATGGTCTTCCGCCACCCTCTGCTGGATATGCGCTAACCGTAACTGGCTTACCCGTGTAAACACCGCCAGCGGTTGGGACGATACCTGCTGCTCCGGTAAGTAGTTTGGCATCAATACCACTGCTTGAGAGAAGTGCTTGTCCGAGTGGCTGGCTTACTAGGCTTTCGACATCAATACCTTGAGCCTGAGCCATGGCAAGTTGCATCATCATGTCGTTTTGCGCCTGTGCTGCCAAGGCTTCTTCTTGCGCGGTGTTATCTTCATCTCCGCCACCAAGCATAAGACCTGCAACACCAAGAGCACTTCCTCCGAGAAAAATCTTGCCCTTAGATACTTTGCCGGTTTTAGTCCTCGGAACATAAGTTTTGGCAACATCTTTTGCTGCTTTTAGACCTGCTTTTGCTCCAGCGTAAGCAGCCTTGCCACCAGAAACAACGCCACCTTCAAGGACGGTTCTGCTTACTGGCAAAACAATGTCTCTGGGGTTGAACTGCTCTGGATTGGCTATGAAGTAATCCACAGCATCACGAAGGTCGCTATCTGGCAAGTCGGGATACTTAGCCCGAATCTTTTGCCTTATCTCTGCTTTAGTTGCCATAGTCCTATCCGAGTGTCACTGGGTCGTTTTGTAGGAAGCGGTTGTAGAAGTCCTCAAACTCTGGAGAACCAGTCTTGAGTTGGTAGATGACACTGTTCCAGTAGCCATCAAGGTCTTCGTTTTCCTTCGCGGTAAGGGTTGATGCCCCACCGTATGCCTTGCGGTTAGCCAACTCTCTGGCAATCTGTGTTCTCGTATTGAGGTAAATTGCTATGCTGCTGACCACTGGGCGCTGCGCGTTGTCAGCCATCCACTTGCGGTCTGAGAGCATTGTCTTGAGAGACTCCATGCGGTAAATCCACTTGCCTCTATCTACGCTGTAGTAGTCAGCAGCCCAGTCCTTGTTGCGGGTTGTGATGTCGGCAATCATCATCTGGCGAAGGGTGTTGAACTCCTCAGCGCCTGATTCCGAGTATGACTGGTAGCCCTGTGCGTACAACTGTGAATCAAGCATGTTCATCTTCTTGCGGAACTCAATCCAGCCAACCTTGACATTGGCATCCTTCTTGAGTTCAGCAGGGTTTCGGCGAGCGCGGTAGTTCTCGGTTGAGCCAGGAACTGGTGCGTTGCCATACTGCCAGGCGTACACAGCCTCAGAGAAGTCATACTTGCCCTCAGGGTCATTGACCAAGAAGCCAATCATCTCAGGGGTTTGCTGACCCACCTTGCTTATAAGGCTGCTGTACTTCTGAATGTTTTGGTACGCCTTCTGAGAAGCCTGTGCACCCGTTGGGTTGTAGGAAGCACTCACCAAAGCAGGACCCATCTCTGGGTACATCTGCAGGAATAGCACCTCTGCATCGGCTCCGTAGGTCTGCTGCAGTTTGCGGAACTGCGTAGTGTAGAAACTTAGTGGCGAGTCGTACTGGGCAGCGAATGGCATGACCAGATTCGAGAGCATCTTGACTCGGTACATGTTGTTAGCCAGTTCGCGCACTTCTTCAAGCGTTGGCATCGTGTCCCTATCGCCAAGGTTGAAGCGAATCAACTCATAACGATAGACGGTGTTGAAGGTACGACTCCATGCCTCATCCTGTCCAACGAGCGAGACAAGTTTCTGCGCTGCTGGTGGGAACAACTGCTGGATGGTTCCCTCTTGTGGACCGAATGGCAGGATAGGAAGCACGCTTGATGTAACAATGTCTTCCAAGTCCGGCTTGAGTTTGACAATCTCGTTGACTGGCATGGTTACCACTGGACCGAATCCAGCGATTGCTTCACCCTGGAACAGGATGTCAAGGCTTCGCACTGGAATCCTTACTTCGGTTCCTGCTGCGCGAAGCGCCTGTGCCATACCTTTGCCATAGACTGGAATCTTGCTAACGGCGCTAAGAGCGCCCTCTGACATAGGCACAACAATCTTGTTGTCGTAGGAGAACTCAGTTGTTGGGTTTCCGTTCTGGTCAACCACATTAGGCTGATTACGAAGGGAGGAAACAATCTGACCTGCACGGGCAATGACTGCCGGATTGTCTCCAGCCAAGCCACCCCATCGGCGGATGGTGTTCTCCCAGGCGTTGAAGAACGGCATGATAAAGCGCATCTTCTCGCCCGCGTAGGACTTGCGGATAATCGTAAAAAGTGTCTTGTTGATTTCTCGGCGCGTTGACTCAATCGTAACCTTGCGGACGGCATTGATTTCATCCAGGGTTAGTTCAGCCTTTGGGTCGTTTACACGCTTTGTAGCCAAGGCTGTGTTGAGGCGTTGCTTGATGTCAGCCCTGTAGATTTGACGAGCCAGCGGGTGACGAGCAATCGTTGTCTCAGGCAGTGAGCCAAGGAAGTAGAACGCTCGGTCAACAACCTTAGCCATAGCATCTTGCCAGTTACGAGCCTGTGGGCTGGTTGGCACGATACGCCCAATGATGTCTGGCATAGCAGGCTCATCTGCGAAGTGACGGCGTAGCCACTGCTCATCAATGATTCCAGCACGGAAGGCTTCTTGAATCTGAGCATCTGGCAGGTAGCGGTTGTAGGCGCTATACAAGTCACCAACGAACTCTTCTGCATCAATCGAGACATTCAAGCGCTCTGACTGCACCTTGATACCAGGTGTGTCGATATTGAAGCGCTGTGCGTATGCCTTGTTCTCTGGCTTTCGCAGCCATCGGACTACATCCTCTGGCTTGCTGCCGTTGATGAACATTTCGATGAGCGGGTCAATACGCCCATCTGGGGAACGGAAGAATGTGTTGAGCGAGTTGGCATAACCCGTGTAGTACTGAGGCATGTTTGGCGTGAGGGTTTCCTCAGCAAAGTTGCCATACTGGGCGCTAAACAACTGCGAAGGGTAATCTACGAAGTTCCTGTAGGACTGTGTGTTGTCGGTTCTGTCGAGTAGAATCTGACCAAGTTCGCCACCGAAGGCATCGTCAATCTCTACCTTAGTTCCGTCATAAAGTGTTTCTACACGGCGACCAGTTCCCTGAATTGCCTTAGGTCCACCAATCCTTGCTTCTTCTACGATGCGAGCATCGAGACGAGCCATGAGTTGTTGCATGTCCTTACGGACAAAAGCCTGACCATCCGCAATCTCACGGATGATATTTACTATTCCGTCGAGAGGGTATTGCTTGGAGGCAATGGCTGCCGAGAGTTCATCAACGCGTTCTCTAAAGCCTTCTCTGCGAGTTCTCTGGCGAACGCCTGCCGCTCCTCTGGAGACATATCCGAAATTGGCTTTGGTGCCTTGACCCAATGCAAACGCTGCGCTTGCTCCTTCATCGCCTGTTCCTCCCGTGGAGATAAACTCGCCCTTGCCCACATCAAAGACACCCTTTTGGTTTCTTTCTGAGCCTAATAGTACAGCCTTCTTGCGGTCCATAACGACATTGACTGGCTCTGCCCAAATGTGTGGCACGCCATCAATATCTTCAACCCAAGTACCGAAGTGGTCAGCGGTACCAAACTTTTCCAGGTTCTTCTCAAAGTGAGATGCCATGGAGTCAATCCATGCCTGTGGGTTGGTGCGTGCATCTTCAAGGCTGAACGAGTGGGTAGCGCCACGAACTGCAACGGATACGCCTTGGGTTGGTACATCACCATCCATAGACTCGGCAAAGCGGAATGTTCCGCCACCTTGTTGAACCGTGCGCTCAATGATGCTTGCGATGCGTGACTCTTCGCCAAGAAGTGTCTGTTGATTTTTGACTGCGTTTATACGCTTCTCTGCCAAAGACACAACAGGGTTCTTGCCAAACGCCTCAACCATGTCGGGGTCAACCAGAATGGTTGCACGCCCATTAGCCTTGTTATCTGGCAATACGAGTTTGCCAACACCGTTGGCTCGCATCCAATCAAGGAGACGATTCTCTTTGCCTTCCCATCCGGCACGACCACGCCACTTAGCAGCGCTGTCAATCTCAAGAATTGTCTTGAGTTCTGGATAGTCGTTTAGACCAATACGAGACTGGTTGCCGTTTATTAGGCGAAGGTCAACGGTCTGACCGTACACCTTGCGACCCATGACAACGCCCTGGTTTCCAGGCTTACGGACTCGGAACTGACGGGAAAGAAGCGATTCTTGCGAGACAGTCTCTGGGTTGATAGCACGCCACTGACCAGTCTGAGTGTTGAGCATTTCAACGGTATTGCCGTTGTCAGTGCTTCGCTGGAATCCTTCGCGCATATCTGCTGCGATAGTCTGCATAGAAAGCGATGGTTCACGCTTTGGGGTAAGGCGCTCGCCCTCACGGGTGCGTAGGTTCTTCGGCATCGGGTAAGCCCTGCCGGTCATCCTACGATAAATCTCAGATGCTGAGATAACTGGCATGCCAGCCTCTGCGTAGCGGTTGGCAATGTCCTCAGAGTAAGTCATCGCAAAAGCGCGGGCATTGTCTAAACCAGTTAGCGGTGCTGTTGAGCCGTGGTATAGCCACTCGCCTGTTGCGTACTGAAAGACCTCAACTACCTCACGGTACTGGTCTTCGGTCAGTTTGCCCTGTCTGTATAAACGCTCAACTGCTGGCAAGTAATCTTTGATTTCGTCGTATAAACGCTCAGAAGCCATGAACTCCTGTTGCTTTTCAGCAAAGGCTTGGCGCAACTTGACAGAATCTTCACGAAGTCCTTGGGCTACAAGCCTTTTATCTGCAAGGCGCTCAAGTCCTCGGACTCGGTTGGTGTACCAAGCACCGAATCCTTCTTTGTTCAAGTCGCTCAAAGCCATCAAGCCGTAGCCCTTGGCAAGGATAGAAAGTGCACCTTCGGAGACATTTCGGATGGTATAGCCGAGACGGAGAAGGACCGAAGCCTTCCACATGTCATTGAGAATACCCGTGGTGTAACGCCATGAGTCTGGGTCGTTGATGTCTAAACCACCAGCCAAGGAATCTACAAAGCCCTTGTTCTTTTCGATAACACGAGCGTAGTTCTCTAGGTCAACCATTGGCAGTGCGTTAGCACCTTGGCGCTCTAGGTATGGAATCTTGAGGATGAGGTCATCTTCGGTCATCAAGAACTTGCGGTCCTTGATTGTTTGACGGGCGGTGTTACGGCGTTGTTTATACGCTGCCCAGATAGCAGCACCTGCTTCGTCACTTACTCCGAGTCTGCGGTTGATGAGAGCAATGGACTCGTCCTCAAAAGACTCAACGACACGGGCACGAAGTTCAGGTGTACCACCAGACTTGATGTAATCCTCTAGGTGTCTTTGGATTGTCTCTCTTGCGCCATTTCCAACAACACGGCGCAGAAGGTTGCCAAATGCCGCAATTTCAGTAAAGGAATCAGAGTCATTGAGGTTGACATAACCTGCTGGTTTCTCAGCAAATCCATCTCCGACCTTCTTTACACCGAAGTTGACTACCGCCACGAGTGGGTGGTACTTGGTTGGCTGGAAGTATCCTACCGTAGGAAAGGAAGTGGGGCGGTCAAAATCCTTGAGTCTGGCAGCACGGCGTTCCGCACGGTTGATAGCCATTTTCTCAAATACTGGCGTACCGAATGTACGCTTACTCAAATCTGCTGCTCTATCGTCAAAGGTAGAAAGAGCCTTGAAGTATGGGTCCTCGCCCAATGTGGCAAGCAAATCATCTGCTGCTGCCAAGACATTGGCATCTTCGACAATACCGTTGGTTGGTATGTTATCCAACGCTTGCTTTTGGGTGCGTGGTGTGTCCTTGAGTTTGTCAAAGACAAAAGACATTTGCTTGCGAGTTTGCACTAAGCGAGCCATAGCCTCGGTATCGCGGACCGATACTGCAAGGAGTGTGTCCGCTACTTCATCAACGCTTTTAGCCTGACCCAACAAATATGAGAGAGTGTCTGCATCAGTAGATGCTGCAACCATGGGGTGTGTACGCACTGCAATCTGGTCGCTCTTAGCAAACCACGAAAGCGTGTTATAAAGTTCGCCACCTTCTTCACGACCCTCGTTGATTCCCTTAGCAAGGGTCTGGGGGGACATAATCGTGGTAGAGCGGATGGACTTCGGTACGAAAAACTCACGAGCCAGGGTCTTCATATTGGCATCTGCCATACCCAATGGACGGGTAACCAGTGCCTTCTTAGCAAGACCTGCTGCTTTTCCTATTTTGCCTAGCGGGTCTGTAACTGTTGTGAAGAATGTGTCGTAAGCGCCTGTAAGGGTGCGAAGAGTCCAGTCCTCTTGAAAAATCTTGCGGTCATTGGGGTTGAAGATGTCGAAGTCTTGCGGTATAAACGGTGCTGCTCCGAATGTCATCCTGTCGCCAAGGTAGGCAAGGGCTTGACCAGCGGAAATCTCGTCGCGGTTTTCCCATGACTTCTTGACATCACCCGTTGCAGCGGTCAAAAGCGCTGCAGAAAGTGGCTCACGCAGGTATCTGCCACCAACTTGGTAAGACAACTGCGCTGTAGGAAGCAAAACTTTGTTGAAAGCAGCGCCCGCAGTCTTGCGGATTGGGTACGATGCTGCTAGAACGCTACTTCTAAAGGAAGATGCAGCGATATTGAACGCATCTCCTACCCAGTTCTTGTCGTTCGAGGCAATGCTGGCAACATCAAACATAAGAGTCGGTAAGCCAATGTCCTTGGCAAACCCATTTGATTGTATTTTTTCAGCAGCCTTGCCGAGCGAGTCAAGAAAATTCACAGAATGCCTCGTAGGTATCGCACATAGTTGCGATAGGCGTTAGATACTTCTGGCAATTCAGCCAAGACGGACAGATATGGAAGCGCCTCACGCATACGAGCAGCATCTTCTGCATTAGCAGTGTTGTCAGTTGCGTACATGCTTTCCATGCCCATGGCTGAACCCATGCGGACATCTTCTTCTGGGCGCTGTGTTGGTGCCGTAAGTGGCACAAGTGGTGAGGCTGAGTCGCCACGAAACGGGCGCTGTCCTGACGGAGATGGCACACGACTTACTGCTGGATTCTTACCAGCCATGCGTGCTTGAGTCTGGATGTCATAGAACTCTCCAGCATTATCGACACCTGCTGCATATCGCGCAGGCTGTCCATCCGTGCCCGCACCGCCGGTTGCAGATACCTGAAAGTTCTGCTCTCTTGGCAATGCCATTTTTCCTCCCACCTAAGGTCAGTTGTTATGAGCAGTTTATGGACTTGCTCAGGTCACTGAATTACTTGTTCTTGCTTCCGCGTGTGCCTCGTGGTGCTGCGGTCTGATAGACCTTGCCACCCTTAGACGATGCCTTCTTTGCCAACATAGGCTTCTGTACATTTGGCTTACCTGCGGACCCTTGGTTCGCTGGCTTCTTGCTGTAGCCCTTCGCCAACTTTGATGCTTTCTTCATGTTCACCTCCCCTATGCTGGTAGTCGTCTGATGAGGGATGCCTGTAGATTCGGCTCGCCTCGTTGAGTCAAACTTGCAAGGAGCGACTGAACATCTGGTCGTCCACCTGGAGCAACTTGTCCTGGAGCAACACCGACCATACGACCAGTAGCGCTCAGTCCTTCTGGAAGACCCTCACCACCTGGCATTGCCGCACCTGGTTGCCCAATCATGTCGGGACTTACGATTCCTCCAGGGGTCATAGCGCCAGGTGGGGGAGTCTGTGGCTTGAACGCATCAGAGACTGCAACCTCGATTGAGGTTCCCTTCTGTCGCTCATTGATGACATAAGACAACTTGTAGAGAATGTCGGATGGGTCTTGACCTTGGCTGGCGAGCGCAGGGATTGCCTGTGCGTAGGAAGCGATTGCTTGCTTCATCGCATCGCGCAGTTCCTCGGTGTCAACCTTCTCTTCTTCTTGAGTTGCGTTGAAGGAGAATGGCATCTGACGACGAAGGAAATCACGGCTGATGAGTTTGTCACCGCGTGCCTGTAGTCCGAAGACAAGTGCTCGGTTCGGGTCAAGTCCAGCCATAAGACCGTACTGCACATCAACGGTGTAGTCACCATCAATGTCGCGCTTTGGCTTGTACTTGATGTTGTATGGAGTTCCGTTGCGGGTGCCACGAAGTTGCTTTTCCATATCGCCAAAAATCTTCTCATCAACCTTGAGTGAAAGGCTAAGGAGTTCGACAAAGGCGCGAGCAAACATTGCATGCGCTGTTTTGATTTGGGTATCAAAGCCACCCATGAGAGCCTGCACGCCACGACCTGTGACGATGGAAGCATCAATGTTTCCGGTACGAGACTCTGGGTAACGGCTTCCTAGTCGCAGTTCGCCTTCAAGGACCTGTTGCTGAGCAAAAGCGCCTGGCGGTATTTCAATCGCAACTCGGCGTACTGCTGCAGGGTTTTCAGTAGGGATAATAGCGTCTGGTCCAAGGGCTAACTCGCTTACATCTCGTGGAACAACGATAGGAGCCTGAACTGCCTTAGTAGCAGCCTCAAGAGAAAGCAGTGCATAGCGAGCCTTGGCAACTTGAATAGCCAAGACATCATCGAACTGACCGCGTGTTTGCGAGTCAAGAGATGGTCGCTTGACCACACGAATCATGCACTCACCCAGTGGGTTAGGTGCACGGTCTATGACGAGGTTGTTGCGTGATGGAATGAAGAGAACATCCTGGTCCTTGTCGTGGTAGCGAACAATCTCAACCATGGAAGACGAAGCATCACGGTCATAGATGATGTGGGCATACTCTGGGTATGCAGCCATCAACTCTTGCGTGGTCTTGTTGATTCTCTGATAGAAAGCAGTGACTCGGTTGAATCGGTCAATGACTGGGTACGAGCCATAAGCATCGAGGAAGCGGATGCGTGGCATGTTGTTGTCCATGTCCACTTCAACCTGTGCAGGCACAAAGCCATAAGTTACATACCTGTCAGCAGCGGTAAACATCTGTGTGGACAAGTCGGAGAAGTCAACGATGCCGTTGACGATTTCCTCACGCTTGTCAGCCTTCTTGCGTTCCTTCTCAGAAACCATCGTAGGCGAGTTACAGTTGAAAGCCGGTAGGGGCGCGATGACCTCAGACAAATCGCGGGCGGAGATGTCCACCATGTTCGCAACGATTGGGTCTTGGAATGGACCATCTGGGAACAGGTCTGGGTACACATCTCGCATGCGACCTTGACGGACGAGCAGGACTTCTTCCATACGCGAATCGCGTTCGGCGTTGTCTGCCTTGATGCGGTCAAAGTTGTCTGCAATTTCACTTGGAGTGAGCGCCACACCCACCTCCTGTTCTATGCGTAGTTTTGTTCATATAGGTTGACTGTTACTTGCCTGGACTGGTCATACTTCGTGTGGAACATGCTCATACGATTATGAGTCCTGGCGAATGAGCGAGCACTGTTTAGACGGTCACGGCAGCCTAGTTCTGCGAACCAGAAAGCCATGACGGTATCTGTCTTCTGCGACTTAGGCGCATCCGGATACCATGTCACCAGTTGTTCTATAAGAGACTTGATTCCTTCGGAGGCGTGAGTGGACGGGAACTCTATGAGCGCTTCGTCTTCTTCATAGCCATGGAAGAGGGTCGTCAGGGATGCAACTCCGAAGTTAGAGTCCCATTTGTTTTGACCCGTGTGATGTTCGCGTAAAATTGCACCCCGTGACGACAGGTATTCCCGTACCTCACGGTCCTGAGTGAGCATGGTCTGGAAAGCGTTTTTCTCAACACGCCACTCAGAGACTCGGTATCTGTCGGTCCAACCCTTGATGAGCGCTCTGATTTCATCAGGCTTCATACCAGGCTTGTTCGAGACATCCAACAGGTATCTCTTCTGGGTGGATACATCCAATGCCAGACATACTGCTGCGGTGTAGCCAGAGCCTGCGGGGTCAAGACCGGCGATAACGATAAGTCCATCCATGCCATTGGGTCGGTTCCCTGCTTTACCGCGGGGTATGAGTCCGACATTGCGAGCGCCGTTGATAACGCCTTTGATGGCATCGGAAGGAAATGCTGAATCTTCTTGTACCTGTTGCTGCTGATAGACCATAGCCCACAGGTTCGGGGAGATGCGGGAGCGCTTCTTGTGAAGTGCTGTCCCATCCCACTTTGTGTACAACCCATCCTCGTCAGGTTCGCCCTTGCCGGATACGGGTGGCATGTTGGTCTTAGCCCAGAGGGTGACCCAGTTGGCGGGGTCCTCGTCAAACTCCAAGACGGCGGGTTGTGCGAAGTAAGTCCAAGGGGAAGTCTCGTCCGGATAGCGCATAGGGTCGCGCAGTTCAGAGTACAAATCTCTGGGTCTTAGACGGGTGCCTATAACGAGTAGTCTGCCCCCATCGTTGTCAATACGAGACATGACTTCCGACTGAATCCAGTCAATCTGCTTTTCGTACTCATGGGCGTTGGTGTGGTCCACGCAGTCATCCATGATAATCAAATCGGCACGAGCACCGTAGATATGCCCTCGGATACCGATAGCCTGCACCGTGGGGTCCTTCTCGCCAGAGTCCCTGGCTTCGGAGGATAGGTAAATCAAGTCCTGCTTCCACGAATCAGAGTTCTTCTCAAAACCCCCTGGAGGTCCAAAGGTCAGTTGTAAGTCCTGGTATCTAGGATGCGTTAGTCTGTTCTTTATGGAGAGCAGGAACTTTTGCGCCATAGCCTGTGTCTTTGACACAATCATGATTCTGATATTAGGGTTCTGGCAAATCCGATAGACGGCGTAGTTGACCGTGATGGTCGTGGACTTCGCGTGCTCAGGTGGGGTGTTGACGATGAGTAAGTCGGGTGAGCCTTGTTCGTAGGCTATGGCAGGGTGGACATCCTCAGGGGTTCTACCCTCCAATAAGTCAATCCAATGCTGTTGATGCTTGAAAACCTTAGTTCCCAGGTACTTCTCAGAGAACTCGGCAAAGGGTGGTACTTCGCCTCGTGCCCCGCCTATCTCACCCCTGGCGGTCATGGACCGTACTTTGTCGATGGCGGTAGCAAACTCAGAGTCAGTTTTTCGATAGTACTCGTAAGTTTTGATGCTTCGTCCAACGGCATCCATGGCTCGTTGGACTGAGTAGCCTTGCATCAGAAAATCTATGATTTGCTTCTTGATGGCATCGCTTTTGTGAGAAGCAGCGGTAGTTCGTTTTCTTTCCATAGGTTGTACCAAGGCGGGCTTATGGGAGCCTTGGGCTTACTCCTAACCGAAGGGCGTAGTCCTAACGAAGCCCGAAGGTTAGGGCTTCTTTTAGGGGGCGACCCTTGGGGTCGCTGCTTAGCGTTCGGAGGCTCCGGCGATTTCGCCTCCTCACTTATACTATAGGTGTCCAGAAGGGTCCTACCGGACACTTTCTGGGGTGTGATTTATGCCACATCCTATGGATGTAGTAAAAGTGCAGGTCAGAAGGCATATACGAATCCTAGCAAACTTATGTAGGTAGAGATATACACACACGCTCGCCCCCATTTTATAAACCCTGGGGTCTCGCTCATCCACTTGCAAGCGCTTTTGCATGCAATCACTCATCACTTTGCAAGGCATGGCATGCCAAGCATTGGCAGGAGCAAGCACTAGCGGGCGCGGTGGCACTTACTCCCTCATCCCTAGTCGCGCCCCGTGCAGACATAGCCCCGCGCCCCGCATGGTCTGCCCTGCCCGCGTTTAGACACCTGCCCCGCGGACATCGCCCCGCCCCGCATCCTCCGGCAGGTAGTTGAAAGTTCAACAACCTAACCCTCTTCCCGTCTCACATATTGAGATGCCGTCTCATAAAAAAATCTTTGCGACTTGCCCGTTTAGACTTGACACCTACCGGCACGAGGACAAAGATGCGCACTACAACTGAATAATGACGAGGTGGCAAAGCGCCACCCGTAGCGATTAGAACAAGTGTTCTAAGACTGGAGCAAGACATGAATCGCGAGACATGGCTGAAAGAGTTGGCGAATCGCGCCATTCCATTCATAACCAATCACTACCCCTATGCCGAAGAGGAGGTGTCCGTTCGCCTCTCCTGCGGATTCCCTGCAACTCAAGGCAAGCGCAAGAAGGTAACCGCCTCCCTCATCCCTCCGACTAACTCCGATGAGTTCAATGCCGAGGTTTTTGTCACTCCGGAAATCGACACCGATGAAGAGGTGGCGCGTGCCGTGCTCCCTCTCCTCGTAGCCGTAGTGCTTGGCGATTACAAGCAAGGAGCCACCTATCGCCAAGCAATCCAAGCGCTCCGTCTAAACGCGGAGGGCTTGCCATCATGGGCTGAGAACATCCTCAGCCAACTCCCCGCCTACCCTCACGCCTCCGTCACCCTGCCGGAGGTCAAGAAGCAGACCACCCGCCTCTTGAAGGTGGCGTGCCTCCCCTGCAACTATATCGCCCGAGTCTCGCGTGCCACGCTTGACCGTTTAGGCACACCCGTGTGCCCTGCATGCCATCAATCATTCACCGAAGCCAACTAACCGTTTAGACGATAGGAGACTGGAACCATGGAAACTTTCGGAATCGAACTAGAGGTGAGCGACATATCCATCCCGAGCGCTCAATCCCTCATCAACCGCGCCGGCATCGCTTGGCAGGTCAAGCGTGACGGAACGCATCATGTCAGCGCCGAGGCAGTTAGCCCGATTCTGACCGCCGAGCGTTTAGACGAGGCAAAGACCGCAACCCGTGCACTCCGCATCGGTGGCGCAACCGTGAACAAGCAGTGCGGACTCCATGTCCATCTTGGCGCGGATGAATACGGGCTGGAGGGCTTGGCGAATCTCGCGTGGAACTGGAACCTCGCGCATGCCACCATCGGCGCGCTCGTTGCTCCATCCCGTCTAAACAATCGGTTTTGCGTGCCGGTGGCGCTTGCGGAACTCGATTCTCAAGTGGAGACAATCCGCAACGGCTCCATCCGCAACATCGGACTAAATGGGCGCTATCGCTCCCTCAACTTCGATGCGTACCGTAACCACGGAACCGTGGAGGTACGCCTACATCACGGAACTCTCAACGGCTCCAAGGTCAAAGCATGGGCAGAGTTCGTCAGCGCCATCGCGAACTACTCCAAGGCGGGAAGCCGTTTAGACCACTCCAACGAGTGGAGCCAACCCGTGGACAGAGTTGCCAAGGTAGGCGAACTCCTCGACCTTCTCACCCTTGTGGGAACCCTCAGCGAGGCAACCAACCGTTACCTCAAAGGCAGAGCGGACGAACTAGCCCGCTAACCGCGGGCAGGGGTGGACAGCGTAGGCGGGTGCAACTCCCGCCCACCCCACGAACGCGACGGAAAGACCGTCAGCGTTTAGACAAGACTGGAGAATCATGAAAGCGCAAGAGCAACTCACCGCATGGTTATGGAAAGTCGGAACCCTCGACATTTCTGCCAATCATCAAGACCTCCTAGACCTTCTCCTCAGGTATAGCGCGGAACTCAATTACATCACGCAGAAGGCAGAGCACGAGCACGCAACCGGAAGGAATGTCTAAACATGAAACTGACCAAGCGCGGGCGCATCGTTGTCGCCCTCCTCACCACGCTCGCCATTACTGGCATCTACTACATCGCCACCCATATCTGGTGGGATGGCTCCGGATGGTGCTTCGGTACCGTCATCGAATGCCTGGACGGTAACTCATGAGCGACCGTCTAAACGAAAGAGTCATCTGCGGGGATTGCCTGCGCCCTTCATGCAAAGGATGTGAACGATGAGCACGATGTGTTTACACTGCCAAGAGGAGAAGGATATTTCTATCGTCTGGCTAAAGAAGAAGAACACCCGCGGGCGAGAGTACTTCCGGCGGGATGCGATGTGCCAAGAGTGTCGGGAAGAAATCCGGCGCGATGGTGGAGATGTGCGATGAGCACAGTGCTATACTCAGCCCCTCAACAACCCGACAGACTGGAGACTAACTAACATGTGTGGAATCGCAGGCTATTGCCTCAGCACTCAGCAACATCAGACCGCCGAGATTGCAGACCTTGCAGGTCAGATGCTTCTCGACATCGAACACCGCGGACAACACGCGACCGGCTCAGCATGGATTGACTCAGGCTCCGGCGGGCGGGTCATCCGCAAGGCACCTATCCCTGCCTCACAATATGTGCGCAGGGCAGGCGCTCACCTATGCAGGCGGGCACAAACCGCTATCTTGCACACGCGATGGGCAACGCAAGGCACACCGCAGAACAACAACAACAACCACCCCATCCCTCGCGGGCGCATCGTGCTCACACACAACGGGCACATCGCCAACGACAAGGACTTGTTTAGACAGTTACGGGTCAAGCGACACGGACTTGTTGACTCCGAGGCAGTGACCGCACTCCTCGCCTTCGGCAAAGACCACCCGACCCAACTCCTCACCGAGGTGGAGGGCACCGCATCGCTGGCTTGGCTTGAACAGGACAAGCCCGACACCCTGCACCTTGCACGAGTCAACTCATCCCCACTCTGGATTGGTCAGACGACTGGTGGCTCACTTGTCTATGGCTCCACCGAGGAAACTATCGAACACGCTGGCATCATGCTAGACAGCGACCTCGCTTGGAAATACAGCGCCTCCGAGGGCGAGTACTTCAAGGTCAAGGCTGGCAAGATTGTCGAGTTCAACCGATTTACCCCGCGCAAGTCAACCAAGAGTTATCGCGGATGGTGGGAGTACGATGGATGGACAGACGAGGAGACGGAGCAACTTGCCATCTAACCCACGCCACGCAGACAGCCCCTCGCCAACAGGTGGGGGGCTTCTTCGTTTAGACACAGTAGTACCGCGCCGCATGATTATTAGCCAGGTGTTTAGACAAGCCGCTGCAACCACGGTCTTCAGTGTTTAGACACTAAAACTTTTTTATATTTTTTGGTTTCTTTCTTGACTTTTATCTGGCGCAGTGCCATCCTCTGCATGTGGGAAATACTCACACAGAAAGGAACATCATGACTGGAACAATCCTCGCCCTTACCGCAGTCTCAGCAGTGTCGGTGGGCTTGCTTGTTTACACAACCATCCAACACTCGCGTCTGGAGCAGGCGTACAAAGAACTCCGCAAGGTGAACAAAATTCTGCAACAGCGCCTAGCCAACAGTGAGGAGCGCCCCTTCTAATGAGCACAACCTACCAAGGCTGGAAGAACTACGAGACATGGAATGTGGCGCTCTACATCAACAACGAGTACCCACTCTATCTATCGGCGACACTCTTCATGAAGGCATACAGTGGAGCCATGCCGTACCGCGATTGGGTCAAGGTTGCCGGACTGACCGACAGGAAAACGCCGGACGGTTGCAACTACATCAGCAAGCAGTTGTCCTATTCCGAACTCAACGAGATGATGAGGTGTCTAAACACATGAGCAACTACATCCGCCAAGGCGAGCGCCTCGTGTGCTCTAGTTGTGAGCGTGACATCAGCGAAAGCCACAAGAAGCACTGCCCATTGGACTTATCATGAGGCTCTGCGAAATCTGCGAGTGCAACGAACCCCGCACATCAGTAAGCAAGTGGTGTGACGGATGCCGTGATGACTTCAAGGAAAGCGAACGATGAGGTGCGGTGTCTGCGGTGAACGGTACAGTAATCGCACACTGAGCAAGCACTTCACACAGTGCGAGGACGAAGGACTCGCGCCCACTATCAACGACCTAAAGAAGAGCATCGAAGAAGGGAAAGCGAATCATGAAATGCCCCATCTGTAACACCTACCCACACACCCCCATCCAAATCCAAAGGAAGGGGATGTGTCGGTGGTGTGAGCGACACACAGAACCAACCATCAACGACATCAAGAAGAACAGTGAGGAGAGTCAGTACCATGACTGAAAGAGCCAAAGGAATCATCATCTACCCTGGCAGTACATGGGAGCACCGTGTGTTTACACAGTTGCAGGACTACCAGCAAGTAGTCGGAGGTCTGATTGAAGCGGTGCGCCTCTTCGACCACACCTATGAGAACGAGGTTGCCACCATCTATGTGAACGAGGAAGGCAGGCTCATCGACCTACCTATCAACGCCGTTGCGGGTGGGCTTTCATTCTTACTCAACGGGGAGGACATTCTCTTCGGCAACGCCATCGTGATGGGTCCATCCGATGAGGAAGGGTACGACTTGGATGTGCCGGAGTGGATTGTCGAGTTCATCAGACATGTAGCGAAAGAGGTGCCTCGTGTTTAGACGGGTATTGATTTACGCTTTGGTAGTTGGTGCAACTTTAGCCATCGACAACCGATTCTTTGACAAGCCTAATGGAGCAAGCACCAGTCGATACATCGAACACCACCCCGTCGTCGGCACAGTGGTTGCTTACCACGAGAACGAGTACCAACGGTACGCAGTGGACATGCTCACACAGATGGGGAAGTTGGAGCAGTGGTCTTGTTTACACGAACTCTGGACACGCGAATCCAACTGGCGACCCAAGGCATACAACAGAGCATCGGGTGCCTACGGTATCGCCCAGTTCATGCCGGTCACATGGGACTTGGTGGGCTTCAAGCGCACAGACAACGGGTTCGTGCAGGTTGAAGCAGGGCTTGCATATATCCAGCGCAAGTACGGTGGCAACATCTGCAAGGCACTCGGAAGCAACCTATCGAGAGGGTGGTACTAATGAACATCAAGCCGGAGCATCACGAGATTGAGAAGCAGTGGGAGTCTAAGGGCTTGACCTACTACCAACTCCAGTATGAACCCGACTTGTTCGAGGGTGCATCGTGTAAGGGGATGGACACTAATCAGTTCTACCCCGAAGGCAGGCGAGAGCCAGTACAGCAACAGAGGTTCATCAGCATGCTGTGCCACCTATGCCCAGTGCGGGATGCGTGCATGGAATGGGGACTAGCCCACGAGAAGTACGGGATTTGGGGAGGCTTGACCGAAGAACAGCGTGTGCTTTATCGCAAGGCTATGAAATGGGGAGTCAACGATTTGACAGCAAGTGAGTTCTTGCCCCTATAATAGGACAAACACCCGTCACTTGGTTCCAGTCCCAGTGGCGGGTGTTTCTATTTCAATCAGCGGATTTATCACCACGCACGATACGGTGCGCCCAATCTAATCCAGCGTTCCAACCCTCCCAGTATCTCTTATCAGGCAAGCAAGCGGGAGAGTCAGGGTTCATCTTCGCGTAATCAATCTTCTTATGGAATCGCTCCAAGATATACTTATGCAACTCATTGAAACGCTCGACGAACTCATCATCGGTCATTGTCTAAACGCACTCTTCATCAACATGAAAATGTTTTCGGTGAAGTCGTCAAGCGTTCCGTCATTGTAGATAGCATGGTCAAACATATAGTTATCCATGGCAATCTCAGACTTGTGCCTGTTGACTGCGCTGTGGTTGTGCCTGTTTACACGAATGACTTTACCACCCCGTTGCTTGATAGCATCAGCCTCATTGGGGAATCGAACATCTGCAATCACCACATTCTCATCGGGCTTGATGTCCTTGAACGCCATGTCTATCCAGACATTCTCGCCGAACATCCTGCGCCCCACATCGGTGCCGAATACTTGCAACAACCTACGAATCTCAGGGTTCTGTTTAGCCATGTCCCACCCGTAGTCCTCAACATAGTGAGCGACATGAGTGATGCTGTCTATCTTCGGGTTCAGGATGAGGATAGCCTCACGCATTGGGTCAGCAAAGGACACGCGCCGGAAGCCGTAGTTTAGACATAGGGTTGATGCCATCGTGTCCTTACCGCTTCGTGCATATCCACTCAGTCCGATAATCATTGGTTGTCCTGTTCTCTTATCTCTTGCCGTGCTTGCTCATTAGACATGCGCCTTCTTCTGCCATACCAGACCGGCGCTTCACCACCAAGCCTGTCCTGTAGGCGCACCAGCGCCCGCTTGACTCGCTTGCGTACCGCTTCTTCCGATGCACCTAGAGATTCAGCCAGCGCACCAAACTCCATACCCCCATTGGAATACCGCATCCGCAGCAGGTCACGGTCAGTGTCGTTTAGACGGTCAAGACCAGCCTGCACATCTGATAACAACGCCAGGCGATTGCCACCTTCACTTGGTTTAGACGAGTGAGTGACGAACTCGTTAGCCATATCGGGTGTATCTGTCCACCCCTCATGTGACCACACATCACGAAGCAACTCATGCAAGACTTCAAGCGTGTAGTAGAACGAGTCAGTGACGGGCACCCGCGCATGGCGACTGCGTTCCTTAGCCACATACTTCTGCGCCTCATTGAAGAAAGTCTTGCGCAGTTTATATTTCAGGCTGTCCTCTGCCTGCCATTGCTCCACCTTATGCCAGTGCTCTAGCGCCCATAGCGATAGGTGTTGGTACATATCATCAGTGGATACCAAGCCACGATGGATACGATTACTGCGGGTAGTTACCTGCCTCGCCACTCCGTAGATGGTTTCCCATACCTTGTCCTGCTCATCCATTGGATTGCCTCACAATTTCAGCAGCATGCCAGTAAGTCTTGGCACGAACAGCGGTATCATTGAAGTTGTATTCGCTACTTATCATCGCGTAGGTTGCCTGTCTCTCTAGTTCTAAGGCTATCTGCTCACGCAGTTGTTGTTCATCCATTGGATTGACCCTTATCATTCTTTAGTTTACGCATAGCCATCAGCAAATCATCAACGGTAATCAGCACGCCCTTGCTCTTGTTTGGTGGGATGTCGCATGTAATGTCGCGCCCAAACTCCTTGACTGCGTAGAGCACATGGCTAGTGGGCACCATGAGTACGCCCTGCTCCAGCACGAACGCCCAGTAGTCAGCCTCAGTCACCATGATTCCTGACTTCTCCCACGACTCAGTTTTCAGGTACCAGCACTCCACCTCGACATAGATGTTGTTAGTGACCCACCATTTCCTATCTCTCTTGACCTCTACCTTCTTACCATTGGTGAGTAGTTCCTCTACGAGTTGCTCACCCTTACGCCCATAACCAAAGTCCAAATCAAACGATGAGTTCTTAGCCATGTTTAGACAAACTCCTTCTGTATCCAGACCTGCCAGCCGATTTCGATAACTTTGATTTTGTCCCGCGTGATATTGAAGAACGCATCTACTGCAGGGCGTGGCTCATAGAAGTTGCCCCTGCCCTCGCTCCAGTGGTAATCATCGAAGGCGATGATGCCACCCACATTGAGACAATCAAAGGCGTTCATGCCATCACGCATCACGCCGAAGGCGGTGTGGTCGCCATCAATATAAACGAAGTCATAGGTCATGTTGTTGCTCTCAAAGAAACTATCGCTCGTCTCTCGGAACACATGAACATTCTCGTACTGCCTAATCTTGTCCGTGTAAACGGAGTACACATCCTCGAAGTCCATGGCGTGGTGTGAGTTCTCGTCACTACCCCTCCATGTATCTACATCGGTGAGCGTGGCGTGTGCGTGGGTAAGTACATTCTCTAGCATCCACACAGAAGCATCGCCAGTGAAGGCACCTATCTGTAGGAACTGAACGGGCTTATCCTTGAACTGCATGAGGTGGCGCTCGAAGTTAGCCTGCGCACCAGTGGCTTGGAACCAGTTTGGGTACTGCATCTAAACACCCATCCGTTTCCGCAAGCCATCTGCTCCCTCGGATAGGTACACATCGTTTACATCAGCGCCGTCAGGCATAAAGACGGGGAACACATTGTCTAACTCACGGCTAATGTTCTTCGCCATCTCACGCCCTGCATTGTCCCCATCGCAGAAGAGCATAATCTTTTCCCAGTCTGCAAGGACACGGGAGTAAAAAGGTTTCCAGTTGTTAGCACCAGGCAAGCCAACGGCTGCGAACCCGACCTGCGTAGCGATGATGGTATCTATCTCGCCCTCGCAAATGACCAGCACATCGCTGTCTTTCTCCAGTGCACTGATGTTGTAGATATGGGTACTAGCGCCAGGTCGGGACATGTACTTCGGTCCCGCATCTGCGTTTAGACTGCGGAATCTAATATCAATCACCCCCGATGGAGTCAAGTATGGGATGGATAACTTGCCGATGTATGGCTCGTGTCCAGTCTCAGGTTGCTTTACGAAGCCGAGGCGGAACATACGAGCCGTCTCCTCCGTTATACCTCGACCCGCCAGATAAGGAAGCACCTCGTCTAGGTTTTGCTCGTAGTTCTCCGTGGCTTTCGCCAGTGATTCTCTCTGCGATTTTGAGAGCCTCGGCATAGTTGACTCCTTCTCGTTTCATAATCAGTGAATAAACATCTCCAGCCATATCGCACGCAAAGCAGCGGAACCCACCCTTGTCTATGTTTAGACGGGCAGACTTGATATGGTCATTGTGAAACATGCACCTGACCGACTGCCACCCACCGCGATTGCTTGGGATAACAAAGCCGTAGTGCTCCAGCACCCGCACCATGTCGTGCTTAGAGGTTTGGGAAGACATTGCCTAACCTCTGCACCACATAAGCATCGCTGATAGGTCGGTTGCTTGCCTTGATAATCACCAGTGGGTTAGGCATGACGGCAAGGTTCTTCTGAATCTTATAGTTCAGAGCCTCAATCTCAGCCTCACGAATCCACCCTGATAAATCTATGCGCCCGTCTCTGCGAGGAGCCTTGGCTTCCACGACATAAATGCCATTGTTGCCAGGCACGAACACATCACCCACATCGTTACGCCCTGCACGAGGCAGGCGCTGTGCGTTTAGACCGGACTCAACGAACCAGTCGGCGAGTTCAATCTCGAAGGTTGCACCTCTACGCTTGTTCGCCATCTGCGGACTTGGCATCGCGCTCTCTCCTTTCGGCTGCTTCGACTGCTGACCAGTACAGGTTGTAGTAGGCGTGGTCGAATGAAAAGCGCTTCATGTGCTTGACGAGAGCGCCAGTGTGTGCGTGAATAGGAATACCGGAGGCACGCACCTTGCGGAAGAAGGCGATGTCCTCACCAATAAACTTCTCACCAGTCTCGTTGTTCTCGCCAAACCAGAAGTCGCCTGGGAACTTATCGTTTAGACGGTCAAGTACGCTCTTGTGCATGAGTACCAAGCCCATGCCTGCGTTGTCAATACGCACCAGTTGGTTGTGAGGGAGCGGGTGGAGGTACTTGATTTCATACTGAGTCTCACCCTCATTGAAGAGGACGGGCATCGGTTGCATCAGTGTGCCTTCGCTCTGCTTGGAGATGAAGTACACACCGCACACCACGGGACGAGCCAGCCTATCGGCTGAATCCCATAGTATCTCTAGCACTTCCTTCGTGAGCACGATGTCTGAGTCAACCCAGAGTGCCCAGTCGGTACCAACCTTGCCCCACATTTCGATGGCTGCTTGGCGTTGGCGTGCGATTTGATTACCCTGTACACGAATGGCGTTCGTGATACGAACCTCGCTGGTAATCATCGTGTAAACAAGACCCTCGGTAAACTTGCCGTCTGTGTTGCCGTTGTCGCACCAGATAACCGAGAGGCTTTCGTTTTTACCGTGAGCCATGGTCTAACTCCTTATCAAGAATCTTGTCTGACTGGTCAAGGATTTGCATAGAGGACTCGGCTACTTCCTTGAAGGTTTCAGCAATATATTTCAGTTGTTCTGCGAGGATGAACTTGTCTTCGGGTGTACATCCGCAGTCGCTGAGTAGGTGGTCAGCCATTTGGCTAACATAATCAGCGAACTGGATTGACTCCAACCATACTTTGGAAGGGTCAAAGATTTTTGCTGTCGCTTCATCAATATGTTCCACAAGACTTGGAAGTTCATTCAGGATTGCTTCCTTCATCTCCGGTGGCATCGGTGCCTGCTCCATCGCTTGCCGAATCTCCTCTGGAGTAACCGACAGTGCCGACAGAAGCGAGTTCATTCCACTCCTCTTCGGTAAGTTCTTGGAACTTCCCCGTTTCTTTCTCTTGCCAAACATAGGTTCTCCAACCAATAGTCCATAGGTAGTGCTTCGGTGTAAACGATAGGTGCTGTGTCATGTCCTCAACTAGAGGCTCTTTTGGTACTGCAATCTCTTTGTCGTCTTCTCTCGCAAGCATGTCGCCTGCGTTCTCAACTAATCTGAGTATCCATTTGTCGCTCATGCTTGCATCAAATCCAAAATCTGCATACTTGCAGGCTCGTAGGACAACCACACAGGTGAAGCACCCGTGGCATCGGCTGGTCCATATCGGTTCTTTACAGCACACACACCCATAGATGCGATTTGTCCATGCACTGTGAGGATGAGAGATGGGGTCTGGGCTACCTTGCCATGCAACGAACTGCGTGGTGGGCATGGATTACCAGACACACCTTCGCTCGTATGATGGCAGACAACCACCGCTGCACCCGTCTCTCGTGCCCACCACTTGAGTTCACGCATGAGGGTGCGTAGTCCGCCCCACTCATCTTGTCCGTCAAGGGTGACATCAACAGCGTTATCCAGCACGATGAGTTCAACATCCCTGCCCAAGCGCTCACGCGCTGCAAGGATGGAATCCTCAACATCGCGGAGCGTTGGCGCTGAATCAAACTCCCAATAGATGTGGTCAGAGGCGCGGAGCATTTGTCCTGCCCACTCTCTGTCCTGCTCCATCAAGGGTTCGACTTCTGACTGAGGCATGCCCGTAATCATCGCCAGCAAACGCAGACTCATCGTGTGAGAGTGCGTGTCTGCTGAGATATACAGCGTTGGAACGCGAGCGCGAACAGCAAGGGACAGCGCCAGGGTGGACTTACCAGCGCCTGGCGGTCCCGCAATCATGCTGACTTCGCCCCGTCTAAACGCTATCTGCTGCGCTGCAAAGGTGTGCCACACTGTTGGAAGCGTTGCACCGCCTGTCGAGGCAGTCTTGATAGCACGGGATAGTAGGCGCATTGGCTATGCGTTCTGCCTGTTCTTGCATGCTGAACCTTGTGGGCGTGGGCATGCGAAGAAGGCGCGGTATGGCTTGCCTGTTGACTTGCTGATACCAGCAGGAACGAGGCGCATTGGACCAGCACCGCAGGTGCACTCAGGCGCTCCATTGCCAGGGGATGGTGGAGTTGGTGCGTAGTTGTGTGCAGGCTGTGTAGGTGTGACCACCTGTGCATTTGGAAACGCGTTCTGTACAGCCTCAACCGCCTTAGCAGTTCCAGCCATGTTCTCAGTTGTCTGCTCTAGGTCAAGCAGTGCAGTGAGTCGAAGGGTGATGCCATCAAGGAGGACATCGAGTTCCTCCGGTGTGTTTGCACGAAGGTTTATCAACATCCCATCGCGCTTGGTCTTCCAGTTGATTTGGATTGCTGAGTTCTCACTCATCCGTGTTATCTCCTAGTTCGGGGTAGAGGTGTGAGTCTTTGCCGTTGACTGCGTAGCATGCGTGGTTGACTGAACATGTCCCACACAGGAAGCCTGGCTGTGGGATGAAGATGTTGTTGTCAACTGCAATCTTGAAGCCCTTGACTTGGCTTGCCAAGCGTGGCTCGGTGTAGTGCGAGAGGTTTGCTGGCTCGGTCAGTTCGCCTGTCCGTGCCATGAAGTACGCTCCCTTGGTAGGTCGCACACCCCACAACTTCTCACATAGCACCGCATAGGTACCCAACTGAGTGTTGGCTACGGGTGCTTTGGTTGAGGTCTTGATGTCTATGACGACAAGTTCCCCCGCTGGTGAAACCATGAGCCTGTCGAGAAAGCCCCTCATGGGCACTCCCCCTACCTCGGCACTGAGTTCTGTTTCAACGGCGTACTCGCCAGAGGGTGTCTGATAGGGAACGAACCCGCTGACCTCCCGCCATTGAATCCAGAAGTCCACCATCTTGGGTCCATTGTCAAGCCACCACGAGGCATCCTCCTTGTTGGGATATGCCTTGCTCGCCCTACCTCCGGCACGAAACGGCATGCCGTTGTTGTCCTTCTCGTAGTTAGCGTTCCAGCGGGCGTTGAACACAGCCGATGGGTCGAAACTACCGAGCAGGGAGGGAAGGGTGGTGTCGTAGATTTCAGTCGCCTCGTGTACAGCCTTACCCCCTACAAGCCAGTAGGCGGGGTTCTGCGGGACATTCTGAATACGGGTGAGGTAATATGACCAACCGCAGTTGAGCCATGTGGACATGGCGCTGTGGCTGATATACGGCTTACCCGTCTTTTCTTCGAGAGACATATAACTTCCTTTCAATAGAGGAGTTTACTACACAATGTCTCTTCTATCCTGCGACACGCCGAGGGTGAATTACAAATTTGTGCTTCAGCCTGTTCGTCACTATAATCCTGTTCGTGAGAACGGGTAAAGTGTATGCGTAGGCGTGAGCCGGAGCATACAGAGCCTGTTGCGAAGGCTGATTATAGGGGCGTGCCAACGCACGCCTGCCCTTGTGGGTGTGCAATGATGCGTATTTCTTGCATGTTTGATGAGGGAGAAGTAGTTTTTTATTTGCTTGATGCAGAGTGCTATGAGTGTGGCGCACTGCTGACAGCACCGACACCGATTGATAATGACCATGCCGATATATGAGTTCAAGTGCCTCATCTGCAATAGCCAGTACGAGGTGATGCGGGAGATGGGCGAGGAGCGCCAGCCTGTGTGTTGTGGTATAAGCATGGAGAGAGTCTGGTCTGCCCCTGGGATAATCTTCAAGGGTCCAGGGTTTTACAAGACCGACAATAGGTAGTAATCTGTACCCGCTGGTATGTCGGGGAAAGCATGCCAGTTGGGGAAGAAAACAAAAAAAGCCCCCGCCTTTCAAGATTTCTCTTGAGAAGCGGGGGTCTTTGTATGTCTAAACTAACTACTTTACTCTGCCGAACTCCGGCGCAGATGGGTCAAGCCACTTGAGAACAGGTCCAAGAAAACCCGCTAAAGCGGCAGTACCTAGCACTTTCAGGTCAGTCTCACCAGCGAGGTAGAGAGCGATGGCTGCAGCAGCAGAGGCACGGAACCAAGTGAGGGATACTTGCTTTAGTACTTCCATTTACTTACCTTTCTTTTTGGTCTTGCGAATCGGGCGCGAAGGAAACCTTGCGGGTTTCTTAGAGCGCGGTGTGCTGAGTCCAGCCAGCACCTGATTTACAAGTTTGGGTTCGTTCCTCCACCAGAACCAAGGGCTTGTGTCATTGGCTCGCTCTGGCTTGATGGAGATGTGGAGGTGTTTGTTGTGCGGATTGTTACCTGTGTACTTTCTTTCACCCAACCGCTTGGACCAAATCTTTCCATTGAAGATGAGATATGAAACTCGGTCATCCTCTTTGAGATGCTTATAGATTTCTTTACAGTCAATACCGTTCTTTGGGTCATGGGTCAAATCTACCGCAAGTCCGGTGTTGTGGTCTGAGTTAGGACTTTGTTTGAAATGAGCAGTGGAAGGGAGCAACCCGTCTGATGCCTTCTTGCGTAGTGGTGCAAGAGCAGTCGCCTGGCGTAGCACGGCTAATGCAGCAGGGCTGGCAACTTTGGCAAGGGGTTTCTTCATGGATGCTCACTTCCTTAGAACTTCTTTTACTAAATCGGTTAGAATGTCCACCTTCTCTTCAAGATGGTTTACCTTGTCCTTGAGGCTTGACCCGCCGTTGGGTTTGAGTTCGGACAAGTAGTGTTTAGTCAGGTGCTTTACTCCCATGGCAGCAGCGCCAATGAGTGTTGTTACAGAGACGGCTAATCCAGCCCAATCAGCAGGTGACATTGCGGTATTCCCTTTGTGTTTAGACGACAGTACGAGCGATTACTTGAATGATTCCACCGTAGCCGGAGAAGTTGGCGTTCGGTGGTGAGGTGCGGGTGAAAGTCACCTGCTCCACCACTGCCTCTGTGGGTTCACCACCGGCAGTGAAATCTTGAATAACTAGAGACTCACCCTGTGCTTCAAGTTGCTCCAGTGATTGGAGTCTTGCAAGGGCATAGCCTTCAAATCCTATGATTTGTCGGTTGCGGTCAGTCTCTTTATCAAAGCAGAAAATAGGAATCTGTAACACACGAGCACGGGTAGGAGTAGGAAGAGCCTTGACAGAGTAGCCAAGAAGCACAGCGCCAGTCGTAGCATCCGTATCACTACGGTTGAGCCTAAAGGTGAATTGCGCCTCAGCAGTAACATCGCTGAAAACCGATGCAAGGTCGTAGTCAAACTGTTGTGTGGTCCCTTCTTGAACAGTCTTGAAGGCTTCATTGACACCATCAAGGGTGCGGAAGATGTCAACATCTCCACCGATAGCACCATCGAATCTAAGTTTTATGCGCTTCCACGCCTTGTTCTCAAAGGTGTCGAAGCGGATAATACCCGTGGTTATTTCACCAGACTCTACTAAATTACTAGCGCTTTCAATCCAAAGCCCAGAATCTTCAACCGTAAAAGCCTTGCGATTATCTGGAAGTGTTGCGATGGACCAGACAGCACCAGTGGTGCCGGTGGCGTAGATGTCTTTGGCATAAGCGTATCCGCCCGTCGAAAGCGGGGAGCCTAAATTGAACCTGATAAGACCAGAGGCTCCGCCAACTCCAGCAGCAACGCCAGCCCATACATACTCGTTGCGGGCAGTAAAAGCATAGATTCGCGTGGCTGTCTCAAATATAATGGGTCCATAAGAGAGATTGGCATTGTCATCAGATACGGCAACGCGGACTCCCTGGCTTGTTCCTATCATCACAAAGGTTCCCAAATAGCCATACATGGCTGTGAGAATCTCACCTCGTGGCAAGATAAGAACGGTAGTCATAGTGCTTAGTGCACCGTTGTTATCTACCGTAATCTTGAAAGCCAAGCCCTGGTCGCCTGAGTATCCACCAACATAGATAGCACCACTAGATTCTGTTATGGATGTAAAAGTAAAGCCGATAGGAAGTGTTGCTGAACCGTTGATTGCGGTGAGTGTACTGATATTTATGGAAGAACCAGTATTCCTGTTTATTTCATAAACAAATGTATTCTTGTTTACATCAGAAAATGCCAAGATAAAGCGTTGCTTGACATATCCTATCTGGGCAACAGCAGCATTGGCTGAGTTGATGGCATAGTCCTGATGCAAGGCGGGTGTTCCTTCATCGAAGGAGTAACGCCATACCTTGGTTGGAGTAACCATCATGAGGTCGTTACCGCCCATGGTAGCCCAAAGAATTGTCTCGGTAATCTGAGTGTTGTTGATGATGGTCGTCTCTTGACCGTCAGAGATGCGGATGCGAAGAACGCGGATGGTTTCCGTTGATGCACCCGTCACCTTGATGAGGTAGTCAACACCGGCAATGGTTGTAGAGAACACTCCTGAGCGCGATGACGAACCTTCCTGAAGGTTAGTAGTGCGAAGTAGTTTGAGTTCTCCTGGCTCCCAGATGTCAATACCTACGCTGTCGAAGTAGCGGAAACGAACTTCCTCTGGGGTTCCAACAATGGGTTCTTGATATGTGGTGCCAGCACCAAGGTGAAAAGATGATTGTGAGCGAATCCAATAACCTGAACCAGAGAGTGACTGCTCACCTGGGTCACGGGAGTTATCGAAGCGTTGGGTACGGAACTCTGCCGTCTGCCTACGGTAGGGGGTGTTATCCGTGATGGCATAAATAAACGGCAGGGTTCCAATAGCAACATCGAACTTGTAGGTGGTTGGGTCATAGTATGCAGATGCGCGACCCGACAGGTCGATGATTACGCGTTCAGATATATCCGGTGGTCTGCTTGACATTATGCTCCTGTTTAGACGGTTGAATTATTTAGTTCTGTACTGCTACCCAGTTCTGGGCATCTTCATCCCAGGTGTACATTCCGCCATCCGCTGGATACTGGGCAGGCGCTTCCCAGAGGCAGGACTCTTCGTTCAAGAGCCAACTCGCAAAGGGCTTGGGCGGGATGAAAGCATCACGCGCCTCGTCGTAGGTGTAGCCGATGCCAGCGTAGTTCTTGCGAAAGGGTGTGCCACCTGATGAGTGGACACCGCCAGAGGTGTTGTAGGAAGTGCGCTTGCAGACCTGACCTCGGAACTCGCCATACCACTGTTCCCAGTTGATGCCGTCTTGTCCCTCGTCCTTGCCTACAATGACTTCGGTGACGGTGTTGTTGCCGTCAAGGAATGCGTAGTGTGCCATTGATACTCCTTAGAACTTGATTGAACCTGTGCCAGCAGTGAATGAATAGACTCTGTATCCAGTGCGAGAAGATGTGCTTACTGAATAAGTCAGACCTGAATCAATACTTGGCAATTCTCTATAAGTAGTTGGGTATGCAATGATAACAATTCCAGACCCACCAGCGCCAGGAGTTCCAAAAATTGTTCCACCTCCACCGCCACCAGTGTTAGCAGTTCCGCTTGTTCCGTTTCCGCCTGTGCCAGAACCGCCAGTTCCTCCACCACCCGTTCCGCCTGCACTAGCAGTATTTCCAGAACCACCACCACCTGCTCTGGTTACGGAAGTTCCAGTAATAGATGATGCTGTTCCATTTCCGCCAGTTCCGCTTGAGTAAGAACCACCAGCACCTGACGCACCACCACCGCCACCACCACCTAATTGGTTTCCGTAGTTGACTCCGTTTCCTCCATTATTTCCTTCGGATGGAGAATAACCACCTTCGTTTCCGGCTCCTCCTGTTGGAGCACCTCCAGCACTGGTCGAACCTGAACCACCACCGGAACCACCTGTCACACCGTTTGCGTTTGGACCTCCACCACCTCCACCACCAGTAGAAGTAATTGTTCCAAAGACGGAATTGCCACCTTTACCACCGTTGCTACCCCAAGAACCACCTGTTCCACCACCACCGACTGTAACGGTGTAAGAAGTTCCAGAAGCAACGCTAAATGAAGTTGAAGTTCGATAACCACCAGCACCACCACCGCCAGTTCCGCAACCACCACCACCAGCAACAACAAGATATTCAACTATGTCTGCTGGAATACCTAAAAAATTTCCCGCCAACATCGACCTGCTCTTGACTTTGTTCTTGAGACTGACGACTGCCATTAGAATGTCACCGTTCCCGTTCCTGCCGTGAATTGATAGACACGGAATCCGCTTCGTGATGTGGTCGAGTAAGAGTAGGTAAGACCTGCATCAATAGATGTCAAAGGTGGGAACTGTTGTGGGTAGGCAAGGATGACGATGCCTGAGCCGCCTGCTTTGCCAGGTTGACCAGAGTTCCAACCTCCGCCGCCACCTCCTCCGCTTCCGCTATTGGCGGATGCTGCGGTTGCATTGTTTGTAGCGTCGATTCCTCCGTTGCCACCACCTGCTTGCCCTGTTCCACCGCCAGTTCTTCCACCACCGCCACCGCCACCTGCACGGCTTACGGATGAGCCAGTGATTGAGGATGCGGTTCCATCGCCACCATTTTTACCAACAGTTCCACCAGTAGATGAAACGCCAGCAGAACCGGAACCTCCACCACCACCTGCAGCAACAGTGCCTGAAGTACCATTCCAAAACCCATTACCGCCAGCATTTCCTTGACCAGATGTTCCAGAAGCACCGTTTCCGTTGTAATTACCACCACCACCGGAACCACCAACTTCCATTTGGGTTCCGCCTTTAGTGGATGTAACAGATGCAAAAGTAGAGTCAGAGCCATTAGTGAGTAAAGCGCCACCAGCACCAACGGTGACAATATAAGAAATATTATTGGCAACACCAAACTTATCAAAAGCGCGATAGCCACCGGCTCCGCCACCACCGCCGATATTGGAACCACCCCCACCGCCACCGGCAATGACGAGGACATCGCAGTAGTTGCCAGCGTTCATCGTGTTGGTGATGTCACCCGTTCTCAAACTGCTGATTGTCATTGTTCCCCTAGTTTAGAAAGGCGGATACTTCGTCTTCGGTAAGTCCAAGCGCTGCCAACTTAGCCTTGGCAGATTCCTTGGCAGCAGCCTTGGCTGCCTCCTCCGCCTGTCGCACTGCCTCTGCCTCTGCAAATGCAGCAGCATCAGCCTCGCGTTGGGCGATTTCCTCGGCAGTGAGTGGGAGTTCCTTGACTTCCCCTGTCGAGCAATCGACGACTATCTTGGTCGGTGTGTCGGTCATTGTTTCTCCTTATGATTTTTTGATGCCGTATAAAGTTGCGGATGAATTGGTAACGAACGAACCACCACCACAAGTTATTGTAATACTTGATATGGCTGCGGAATTGCTCCATAAACCAGCAGTCAAAGCCATAGTGCTAGCGGTTATATTAGCCTCCATTGTTGAATCAATAGATACTGATTTATTGGTCGAACCGGCGTAATTGGGAATATAATAAAAAGCACTACCAAAAGTAGATGCTGTTGAAGTGCCACCAGATAACCAGATATAAATTTCGCTATTGTAAGTATAAGATAACGCGCTAGTTCCGTTACCATATAATGTCCTTGCGCTTTTATTTGCCCCTGAACCATTGAATGAAATAGTTGCATTAGTCTCTACTGTTGTTTCATTAGAGCGAAGTGATGCAAAAATAACCAAGTCATCAAAAGTTCCAGGGATGCTCGTAAACTCAATAGCAGCCTGGGTAGCACCCGTCACCGTCACGGACTGAATCTTTACATAAGAACCTGGCATCGTTATCCTGCCTTTACGCCGTACATAGTGATTGTGCTATTGGCTGAAATAGAGTTCGATGTGCCAAAACCAGTGGTGGCAAATGTCACTGTTGTTATCGCCGAGGTTGAGCGATAAAGACCAACGATTGCATCCGTTCCGTTACCAGCATCATTTGACCGAATCAAGGAAGTCTTGTTTGTTGTGGAATTGGAATAGTCCATTACCTGCATAATGCTCACTGTGTTACCCATCGTTGATGTTGGATAACCGTTGCGGGTAATCGTCATCATCGTTTGGCTTGTCTGACGGTCTGATACCGCAGTGCTTCCACTTCCAGCCAACCGAGTAACGGAATAATTGCTTGCCGTATCGGAATTGAACCTAACAAAGATGTTGTCCGTACTCGTTGATGCCAACTGTATGACAAACACAAGGTCAGTGTAAGTGCCAGTAATGTTAGAAAACTGAATCGTAGCAGCAGCACTTCCTAGCGTAGTCGTGGCAAGCGGTTGATAAGTTGCTGGCATATCTATCCTCGTATTCCGTAGAGGGCAAAGTGGGAGTTTGGCGATATATTATTGCTAGTATCTACATAGATTCTAATGTCTGTAGTAGCATTGGATGAACGCCAAGAGTTTGAAATAATCCCCAATATCCCTGAACCATTGGCATCAAATCCAGCAATAGAGCGTGTTGTTTTGTATTTATTTGTATCAGCATAATCTAAAATATCCATTACAAAACTAGCAAAATAAGTAGTATTATTGCTATAGGCAAGGTTCATTGCTGTTGCGCTTGCACCAGATACCGCTTCTGTATATGCAGTAGTTCCATTACCTAATAAAGAATGATAAGAATAGTTTGCTGCGGTATCAATCGTTCCAGCATTACCAAACCTAATGTATGTCCATTGTGATGTAGTTGCTGGTTTCCAGATACCTCGGATTTGTAAATGTTTGTAGGTTGTTGGTATTGATGAAAAATCAATCTGAGTAGCGTTACCAGAACCCACTGTTACAGAAGCAATAGCCTGAAAGTCACCAAACCACTGGTCATTTCCAGCCAGCGCACTGATGCCGGTCCAACCCGTCCTGATGCTCTTGATGGACATAGATTAGGAAATCTCGCTACCGAACGCGGTGAAGGAAAGGTTGGCAGTAGAGCCTCGGACGGTGATGACATCCGCTGCGTTCATCGTCGCGCCAATAGTAATGATAGTAGAATCGCTACCACCCACGGTAACATCGTATGCGATGTAGTGTTGGTTAGCGATAGTAGCACCGTCGGGTCGGACTGCGATACGAAAGGTAGCAGCAGCACTGTCGCGGTTAGCAACAACGATGCTTGATACCACCGTCTCGGTTGCCGATGGCACGGTGTAGAGGGTTGTGTCGGTGGTAGCAGACGGTGCTGACTGACCAAGGACTTTATAGTTTGTTGGCATTGCTTATGCTCCCATCAAGAGGAATACGGTTGCGGTTGGGTCGGTGGTGATTGCACCCCACGAAGCGGTTGTTCCATTCGTGGTGAGATACTTCCCTGCATTGCCTGTTTGCGAAGGAAGGCTAATTGGGGCTGCAGCCCAAGTAACTCCATTTGTTGCTGTCGATGATGCAGTGAGGATGAACCCATCGGTTCCTACTGGCAATCGGGCTGCAGTGTCAGCAGCGCTGGCTACAATCAAGTCACCCTTAGCATCGAAGATAGTTGCTTGGATAGCAGAAGCAGCCTGAGCAGCGGATGCTGCAGCAGAGTTAGCAGAAGTCAACGCACTCGATGCAGATGTTGCTGCACTTGTGGCTGATGTCAAGGCAGAGGATGCACTGGTTGCAGCCGATGTAGCGCTAGTGGCTGCAGAGGTAGCCGAAGTCAATGCAGACGAGGCTGAGGTAGCAGCACTTGTAGCGCTGGTAGCAGCCGAGGTAGCCGAGGCGCTTGCAGCGGATGCTTGAGCGATAGCGATAGATGCAGCACTGTCTGCAGCAACTGCACTGCTATTTGCAGCCGTTGCGCTTGATGCAGCAGATGTTGCGCTCGTAGCGGCACTTGTCGCACTGGTTGCAGCAGATGTTGCACTGACTGCAGCAGATGCAGCCGAGGCTGCAGCAGAGGTAGCGGAGCCAAGGATTGAATCTACATAGTTCTTCGGAGTAGCCGAAGAGTCAACCATACCAGCGCTAGACAAGCCAGTGATGACTGGCGAACCAGAGATGGTTGGGCTTACGAAGGTAGCGCTAGATGCTGTGAAGGAACCTGTAAAGGTACCTGCAGAGTATGTCTTGTTGGTAAGGGTCTGAGTCTTAGAGGTACCGACAACAACGCCTTCACCCGTTGCAATACCATGCACAT